GTTGGTTGTGTCTTCGTTGGTTGTGTCTTCGTTGGCATACTTTTCAATCATTTTTTTTCTAGCTGTTCTAGGTGAATCGCTATCTTTAGTACGAATATTTTCACCTTCAAACAACTCTTTTCTGATATCAGCACTACTTACATTTTTATCTGAACCCAGAGAACGTTCAATTGTATTGACGTCATTACCTACGAGTTCACCTTCTTTATCAATATTTTGAGTAAGCTTGTTACCTGTTTTTTTGGCTAATTTAACATTTTCTTCGATGGCATTATTTTTTGCGTCTCTGACTCTTTTATCAAACTGTTCTTTAGCATAACCATCGTTGTTATTTTTCTCTTTCATTAAATGATTAAGCTGTTCTTCCAAATATTCAACACGTCCTGTTTTATAAGCATCTGGTTCCCAGGGCATCCACATTCCAACAGGACCCACATATACGTTATGATGCGGGTCAATTTCACGCAACATTTTACATCTAAGTTCAGCCTCTTCCTGAGAAGGATATACGCCTCGAACTTTTAATCCCCTAACATTTGTTTGGAAATTATTTTGAATATTAAATTCTTTTTGCAAATCCTCTTCCTTATTATCTATGAACGTAGCATATTCATCTTCGATAGAAGTTTCAATAAGAGTTTCTTTTTCGCTTTTTACAAAATCTTCAAAATCTTTCATAACATCATCAAAATTAATGTTGTGTTTAAAAGAAACAAAATTTAAAAACTGAGTTGTTTTTTTAATACATTTAGAAAAATCCCAATGTTTTAGGAATTTTTCGAAAAAAAACATTTCTTTTTTCTTTAAAATATTATCTGGTGAAACAAAACTTATACAAGCAAATTTTTGTCCAGACAATGGTCTATCTTCATCCAACAAATCAATATATTTAGTATTTTTTGTACCATCCGGTTTAATTTGTCTTTCAAAATTATTTTCCATTATAATTTTTATTAATCTTAATATTTTAAGTTTTATTTTTATTAAATAATATTTTTATTAAATAATATTTTTTTTAAATAATATTTTTTTCTCGGCATTATTTATAAATGCTGGATCAATTACAGAATATAGTAAACGTTAGAGAATTGCTCACTAGAGCTGTTAAATACATTTTTGAAGGTATTATGGTCGCTATTGCTGCCTACACAATACCTGCCAAATCTTTAAAAGTTGACGAAGTTGCCATGATTGCCTTATCTGCCGCCGCAACCTTTAGTATCTTGGACTCATTCCTCCCAAGTATGGCTTCTTCTGCCAGATCTGGTGCAGGATTCGGTATTGGTGCCAATTTGGTTGGTTTTCCCCGTTAAGAATGTTGGATTCCCTACATGATAATATGATTTAAATTATTAATATTAAATTTAAATATTAATAACTATAATTTTCTAGAACGGAAAATGAACTGGAAGATTTATCGGTAACAAAAAAGAAGACGCTAATTAAACAATTATAAAATTATAGTTAGTTAATAATGGTCAGTGTATATAATGACAGAAACAAATATAAAAGAATTGCAGCAATATCTAGAAAAAAATTTAATTTCATTGAATGAGTTAAAAGATGAATTGGAAGGCAGGTTGAAACTTCAACAAGATCAACCATGGAATTCGAAAGATAATGCCTGGAAGGTCAATCGCACTAAAAAATTAATTGAAAATCAAAAAAATGATGTTGCCGAAATATTAGACAGTATCTCTGCCAAAAATAAAAAAAATATGAACCTTGCTTTTAAGCACGGTAAAACCATTAAAGGAAAACCTTTTGGCAAAGGAGTTCCAGGCGCGCCGGGTGCGGGTCATCTACGAAATTACATAGCCCAATTTTTGGGTGGTAAAAGAAGGAAAACGAGGAGAAAAACTCGTCGCTGGAAAACAAAAAAGAGAAGAAAAAGAAGAACAAGAAGGAAAACGAGGAGAAAAACTCGTCGCTGGAAAACAAAAAAGAGAAGAAAAAGAAGAAGGAAAAAGAAAAGGGGGTATGGGGGAAAATCCCCCAAAAGAAGATGGAGTAGAAAATATAAACTATCAATTGCAAAAAACCCAAAGGATTTTCTCAAAAACAATATTGAATGTCGCCATATACACTAAGTATATATAATATTAAATTTCAATATAAGCAATTTCTTTTTCATTTAAATTTTCATGAATATTATGAAGACTTGTTTCAATAACTTTAACAAAATTATATGGATTTATAGTTAATTCAATAATAGTTTCTTCCTTTTTTTCTACAGGTACAATTTTACTTCTTTGTCTAACATCTCTTGTTCCACCAATGCAAAATATTTTAAATATAACACATACAAAACAAATCATTAATATAGAAATTACTAAAATAAATTTACCAGTGTCTGTTTGAAGAACTGTTTTAATTGACATACTTATATTTACTTATTAATGTATTCAAATAAATAAGTTATTCAATTTATTAAATGGTAGGTATAAATTGCCAATTTAAATCGGCACAAATTTTTTTCCAAATTTCATCTTGTTCGATTCTTTTTACAGGGTCTTTTAACATGGGGAAAAAGGGTAAGAAAGAACTTTCATCTAAAAGTTCACACATTTTATATAGTACATAATAATAATTTAAAAAGTTAACACGATCTCCCGGACAATTTTTAGAATATGGTTTTTGTATATCTAAAAACAGATTGCAAAGAATATCTTCTAATTCAGATGACATAATTGGTGGTTTAATACCTAGTTTATCTTTAATAAAAGGTATATGTTCATAATATTTATTATAACCTAATTTTTTAAGGATATCTTTAGCTTTGATATTAGTTAATTGATTAATATTCATTCTTTCTTTTTTAATTTGATTTTTGATACCTTCGATAACTTCATCTGGTATTTGAGTAGTTTCTTTTGCTTGAAATTGTGCTAATATTTCTCTGAAATGATTGATCCTTTTATAAGCATAAAAACACACTTCTTTAGGAGGTTCCTTATAAGAAGGTTTTTCATTTTCTATTAAAAATGGTAAAATTTGACTACATTGATTACAAACCATAACACCCATATTTTCAACCTTAATTAACTCACCTCCGCATTTTTTACATTTATCATATTTAACTCTATAATTATTTAAATTAATTTGTGAATTATCCAAATTATTCATATATTGTTGTACACAATTAATATTTTTATCGTTATTTTTATCTTTACATTTTCCATCAAAAAAAGAATGTAATATTTTTGTTTTATTATTACCTTCAGATAATTTTTTCTTTTTTTCAAAATAATCGAAAATTATTTGTGAATTATTTAAATAATATTTTTTTTCTTTTTTTTTTAATTTTATGACTTCTTTTTTTTTATTATTTAGCAAATCTTGCAAATCCATTTTTTTTTCAATTTCAATTTTTTCATTTTTCATTTTTTTTTTGATATTTTTTATATCAATCAATAATTTAGGAATTATAATATTTTTATTATTTTCAAATTCCTTTATTATCTCTTTATGTTTATTATCCAAAGTTATATTTTTTTTTGAAAACTTTCTAATTTTCTTCTTTGATTTAGGCTTAAAATTAGGCATATATAAATCATAGATATATTATTTTTATTATATAAATTTTGTTTAATATTTATTTTTATCACATTTATGTTTAAATATTTTTAAGCTTTTCTAACAAATACATAATGAGCAATAGCAACGTAATAGAGCATAAAAAAATGAAATTTATTTTTAATGCCTTAAATGATGGATGGGAAATAAGAAAAGAAGGTGATTCATACATATTTACAAAAAAACATGAGGGTAAAAAAGAAGTATTTTCTAATAAATATTTAAGAGATTTTGTGCTGAAAAATAGTGAAACAGAAAAAATATTAAAATAATTATTCTTTGTTTTAAATTAATTAATTTAATTAATTTAGGAATTTTTTTTTCTTTAGCAATATTATAATACAATATGGGTGGTGGATTAATGCAATTAGTAGCTTATGGCGCACAAGATGTTTACCTTACGGGTAATCCTCAAATTACTTTCTGGAAAGTAACATACCGACGACACACGAATTTTGCTATGGAAGCAATTGAACAGACCTTCAACGGTCAGGCTGATTTTGGACGGAGAGTTCAATGCACCATTTCTAGAAATGGTGATCTTGCCTACAGAACTTACCTTCAAGTAACTCTCCCTGAAGTTTCCCAACCATCTGCCGGTACTAGATATGCAAGATGGCTTGATAACCCTGGGGAACAACTTATCTCCACCGTCGAGGTTGAGATTGGTGGTCAGCGCATCGACAAACAGTATGGTGACTGGATGCACATCTGGAACCAACTTACTCTCACTTCCGAGCAGGAAAGTGGATACAACAAAATGATTGGTAATACTACTCAGCTTACTTACCTTACTGACCCTGCGTTCGCCGAAATTTCATCGGCTTGCAGTACCGCAAACGCACCTAATGCGGTTTGTGCTCCTCGCAAAGCCCTTCCTGAAACAACTCTTTACATCCCACTTCAATTCTGGTTTTGCCGTAATCCTGGTCTCGCACTTCCTCTTATTGCCCTTCAATATCATGAAGTTAAGATTACCATTGAACTCCGCCCTCTCGACGAATGTCTCTGGGCAGTTAGTAAATTGACTGGTGCTAAAGACGATTCCTTAAAGGATTCCGGTGCTTACAGTAAATCTCTAGTTGCGGCGTCTCTCTTCGTTGATTACATTTTCCTCGATACTGATGAGCGCAGACGTATGGCCCAGAATCCTCATGAGTACCTTATTGAACAACTTCAATTTACTGGTGATGAATCCGTTGGTTCTTCCAGTAACAAAATTAAGTTGAATTTCAATCATCCTTGTAAAGAATTAGTCTTCGTTGTCCAACCAGACAAGAATGTTAATTACTGTGCTTCTTTCCAAGGAGATGCAACCCTTGCCCGTGCTCTTGGTGCTCAGCCACACAATTACACGGATGCTGTCGATGCTCTTCCTAATTCCATCATTGCATTCGCTGGTATGGGTTCGGTCAGAGGTGATAATACATTTATTAACTCTTCTGGTCTCTTCCAAGATCCGGGTGCCGATTTTGTTGACACTACAGCCGCTTCTCATACAGAATGGGGTGCAACATACGCTGATGTCGCAACTTCAGGTGGTGGAGGTTCCACTGTCTCTGATGCTGGAGCATTTGTCCTCGCCGAGACTGCTCACAAACTTCACTGCTGGGGTGAAAACCCAGTTATCACTGCTAAGCTTCAACTTAATGGACAAGACCGCATGTCGGAGCGTGAAGGTTCTTACTTCGATGTTGTCCAACCTTTCCAGCATCACACTCGCAGTCCAGACACCGGTATTAACTGTTACTCTTTTGCACTTCGTCCAGAAGAGCACCAGCCTTCCGGTACATGCAATATGTCCAGAATCGACAACGCTACCTTACAGCTTGTCCTTTCTGCCGCTTGCGTCGGTCAAGAAGCAACCGCCAAGGTCCGTGTCTACGCCACTAACTACAATGTCTTGCGCATCATGAGTGGTATGGGTGGATTGGCTTACTCAAATTAATTTAGTTTTGTTACCATTTATGGTCTCAATTTTGTAAATTATTTTATTAATCATATAATTTAAAATTAAAAATTTTATGATTTTTACAAAATAAATTGAATTATAATTCATCCCAAAAATCAAATTATGAAACATACTTAAAAAACACATATATAATATATATAAATGCAGATTTTTGTTAAGACTCTTACAGGAAAAACTATCACATTAGATGTTGAACCAAGCGATACTATTGAAAATATCAAAGTCAAAATCCAAGAAAAAGAGGGAATCCCACCTGACCAACAACGTTTAATTTTCGCGGGTAAACAACTTGAAGACGGTAGAACGCTGTCAGATTACAACATTTCCAAGGAAGCCACGCTTCATTTGGTCCTTCGACTTCGATAAAATAAATTGATTTAAATATAATGTTTTGAATTATATTATATTTAAAATGAGTAAATATTACAAACGATGCGATTGTATAAAAGCTTATAAAGCATTTTATAAAAATAAACGAAAAAAGATGGACTACAATGTTATTGTAAATCTTGTATGAAGAAAACAAATCTTCAGCCATGATGGTTGAAAGATAATCTTCAAAAAGGAGGTAAATATTATAAAATTTCCCATAAATGAAGTATTAAGTTTTCTGTTTCTTGTATATTAATACAGCTATCAGTAATACTCACACCATATTTTAATTCTTCTTTTTTTCCAAATACTAATTTTTGTTTTCCTTCATTAATATTTGATTCTAACATCATACCAATGACATAATTATAATTATTTTCTAATTGAGTACAAACATAATTAAATACTTCTTTTTGCTTTGTATAATCTTTACCACTATTGCCGTGTGAACAATCAATCATTATATTTTTCCTTAAATTTGATTCATCCATCAAAATTCCGGCCATTTGTACTTCTTGGATATCATAGTTAGTTGAATATCTAGATCCTCTTAATATTAAGTGACAATCTTCATTACCCTTTGTGTTTAATATAATAGCTTGACCATCAAAATCAATACCGTAAAAACAATGAGAATGACTTGCAGATATAATAGAATTTACTGGAGCATCATAATCACCCGAACTGCTATTTTTAAAACCAACAGGGATAGATAACCCGGAAACCATTTGTCTATGAACTTGACTTTCACATGTTCTGGCACCGATGGCTCCCCAAGATATTAAATCACCAATGAACTGTGGTGTAAATGTATCCAATATTTCATAAGCACAGGGTAACTCGATACTATTTAAAAAAAGTAGTAAATTCCTAGCCAAACGCAACCCTGAATTAATATTAAATGAATTATCTAAACCTGGGTCATTAATCAATCCCTTCCATCCCACAGTAGTTCTCGGTTTTTCAAAATATACCCGCATAACAATCAAAATTTTATCACTAACTTTATCTGCTATTTTTTTTAACATAATACCATAAACACATGCTAAATCAAAGTCGTGTATTGAACATGGTCCAACAATGAGCAACTTTTTATCAGATTTACCATTTAAAATATCTGTGATTTGATTTCTAGTTTTTTTAACAAATGAATTAATTTTTGGACTAGATGGTAAAGATTTTAGTAAAGATATAGGCTTTGTTAATTTTTGTATACTTACAATTTTCTCATTAATATTTTCCATATTAAATAATTAAGAAAATAATGTTTAAATATATTATTATATAAATGTCTATTTTAAGAGACGCTAGTGCTGTAGTAATTAGATTTGCACAATTAGAATTTGCTTTAACGGGTGATTTAAGTGAGAGTCAAAGTATCGCAGATTTAAACGAAACATCTTTTAGCGAACTATGTTTAGATGACCAAAAATTTATAAATGATATTTCTGGAACACCATATGATCTATCATTTGAATCATGGAAAGACTTTTGGTATGGTCCTATCACAACTATTAAAAAACCATTCGAACCTTCTATTTATCCCAAATTAATTATGTGTGATGTATCTGGTGAAATTGTTTTCACAAAAGGCACAAATCCGAGTGATATTAGTAAAAATAGTACATTTGTCACCAATTTTTATGACGATTTAAAATCACACATATTTTTAGATTTAAGTATAAACCAAGTACAAGACCTAGCGACAAATTCCCACATTTTTTTATTGGAAACCTTTAGCAAAGTAAAAAGTGTACATGATTTGATGATTACAAACAATAGTGTATTAAAGCGAAAATTTAAAAGTTTAGATTTAGAACAAGTTAGTTTATTATTGGCGGAAAGGTATGATACATTAAATACGGGTACAAACGCTATGACAGCATATAATAATGCGACTCAAATATATGAAAAATTTAATGCAGTAATAAATCTATTTAATACATCTTCAAATCCACTAGATTTTAAGAAAAAAATAGCATATATGTGTTTTTCAGTATTATTTAATACGAAAGAATCAAATATTGAACCAATAGAATATTTATTTTATTTTAGATGTTCAAAAAATGCAACAAATACGATGAGCAATTTTTTACAAGGAAACCCTAAAACTAGTTAATAATTTTATATTATAAAAATTATTAAATATTTACTTCAAATGTTTCTTAAGTTGTAAAGCAACAACTGCACCAGCAACTTGTGATCCAATATACAACATTAAATCATTTATAGGTAATTTACCAGCCATAGTCATAGCAACACTAACAGCAGGGTTAAAATGTCCACCAGAAATCTTGGCACCAAGTAAAATTGCTAAAGTTAAAGAGGCACCGATGGCAATAGGATGACCAATTGAAATAATAATAAAAACAAAGAAGAGAGTTCCTAAAAATTCAACGAGAAATTTATTCATTATATATTTATAAAAGATAATTTACAAATATATAATTATTGTTTAGATACGGTGGAAAGTTGAACCCTAGTGTAAATATTTTTAAAATAAATATAATCAGATGAGTTACCTTTATTGGGTACAGACTGACCATTACTGTTAGCACCAAATAACACAACTTTTTCATCTTTTCCGGCTACTCGCATTTGGATTTTTCTTTTTAAAGCTGTTTCGCTAGAAAAATCCTGTGTGTGGTGTCTACCACCCGTTTTTTTACTTCCTAAATCGGCCTGTCGAATATTTGCTAATGTAAAACTCATATATAATATATTTACATAAAAAAATTATTTACCAAAAGTGGTTTCTTCACAATATTTTATATATAAAAAGCCATCTTCATCACGAGATTTATCATATATAGTAGACACACTTCTAGAAAGTGGTGGTATTTTATTATTAATAGCAATATACAATGATTTATGTGCATCCAATTTTAACCTTTTCCTAATAACATATAAAAAATTAGACATTATTAAATCTTCTGGAACTAAATATTTTTTCCTATCCAAGTGTGGTAATGTTTTATCGTATCTTTCGCATATAATAGGTATTCTATTTGGATATTTTGCCAAAATTAATTCTGATTCATTTTTTCTCTTTTCAAAAATATATTTTTCTTTAAATGTTGAATTTTCTTCATTTTTAAAATTTATAGTATTTTCACGAACAAAAGATTTAACACCAATTAAAAAAGGATTCATTATATAAATAAATTCATTTTATTCCTAAAATTACACTGTAATAATTCTAGGGGCAATATTCATCGTAATCAATTCTTGGAACAACAATTTGCAACAATATGGTATTTCCAATTTCTTAAAATCGGTTCTATTATCACAGGTACTACAGTGGTGAATTTTCATTTCGTCATTGAATTTTGCAAACATACCACAACTTCCACAACTATATACTACATATTTATCAGACGCGTCATATATCCTACCTTTTGTAAATCTACTTGCTCCATGACTAATCATACAGTCACGTTCCATTTCGCCAAATCTCAAACCACCATCTCTACTTCTTCCCTCAGCAGGTTGTCTCGTCAAAACAACCTTTGGTCCAATTGACCTACTATGTTGTTTATCGGAGACCATGTGTTTTAATCTTTGATAAAACACCGGTCCGAAAAATACACTACATTCTATTTGTTCTCCTGTCATACCATTGTAAAATATTTCATTACCGTGTTTTTCATATCCTACCTTCAATGCTTCACTACAAATTTTTTCCAATCCCAAACCAGTAAAACTGGTTCCATCGCCAAATAATCCTAATTGTAACAATACTTTACCCAATATTGTTTCTTTGAGTTGACCAATAGTCATTCTACTTGGAATTGCATGAGGATTGATGATAATATCTGGTCTAATTCCTTCAGCGGTTGTGGGCATGTCTGCCGCGGGTAATATAATACCTACAGTACCTTTTTGTCCATGTCGACTTGAGAATTTATCTCCAATAACAGGAACTCTATAAGTTCTAGTCCTTACTTTGCAAAATGTATAACCATCTCCATTTCTATTAACATAATTTTTATCAACAAACGTTTCTTCAGTTGTTCTAAATAATCTACTTTCATCAGAATATTTAATTATTTTTGTTTGATCATTTTTATTTTCTTTAATTGGTACAATTTTCCCCATAATAATATCTCTGTTTTCCAATAATGTATTTTCTGGTACAACTCCATTTTTATCAAGTTTGTTATAATTCGCATACTTCATTCCCCTTGTCTTATTGAAATTAGGTTTGCATCTGATTTCCTCGTCACCATATATTTTTTTATCTTCATCTTTTTCTGTATGATAAATTGTTGCCGAAAATAAACCTCTATCTAATGCGTCTTGATTAAATATAATAGAATCCTCTTGATTGTACCCGGAATATGTCATAATGGCTACACATACCATTGAACCACATGGAATTTTATGCAAATTTATAAAATTCATAATACGTGTGTCTACCAACGGTCTCATAGTATATGTTTGGATATAGGCCGTTTTATCCATCCTAATATCATAATTTGATACATACATTCCTAAGGCTTGCTTACCCTGCGCACATTGATAAGTATTTCTTGGAGACTGATTATGCTCTGGAAAAGGAATACAACTCGCCAAAATTCCCAAAATAGTACTTGCATGAATCTCACAATGGGTATACTTATATTGCAACTTTTCTTTCAATTCTTTGGAATTCATTGCGATTAAAGATGAATTTTGTTCTTCAGGGTCTATATACTCTAATATTGTATCTTTGTATTTATGATTAATTGACAATTCATCCCACATCAAATCATTATTTTTAATATCTTTCATCAATTGTCTATTTGTTAGAATATTTCTTTTTTTGTTTACACGAAAAACTGGTCTAGTTACTCTACCAGCATCATTGCAAACTCGTATTTCCTTGTTTTTATAATCGAATACAATACTAACATAAATATTAAATATACCTTTGTACTTTTTATCTTTCAAATATAAATATAATTCATATGGTTTTTGTGAAATTCCCATCCAACTACCATTAATAAATACTTTGACCTTTTCATATAACTCTTCGTGGATACAATCATCTAGTGCCTTGATTTTAGGTAAAATTATATCATGTAATACATGACTATTTGAAGAAATAGTAATATGGGCCAAATAACTTAAATTTTTTACAACTCCAACGCTTCCTCCCTCAGGAGTTTCAGCTGGACAAATATATCCCCATTGTGTTGGATGAAGTTTTCTTGGAGGTATCAATTTCCCACTTTTATCCATAGGGGTATTTACTCTCCTCAGATGACTCAAACTTGCAATATATGTTAGACGGTTTAACACTTGGGCTACGCCTACTTTATTTGAATTAGAATTTTTAATTCCAAAATCACCAGTTGCAAGTGCTCTTTTTAATCCATTTTCAATAGTAGTTGACTTGATAATTTTATAAATATTTGTTTGATTGATAATATTTAAATGGTCATCTGTTGAACGCCATGAACCGTTGTTTATTTGTCTCACAATTTGTTTTTGCATATCTTTTACTAATTTGTTAAAATAATTTCTAAAAAGATTGTTTAATAATGTACCTGTTAAATCAATGCGTTTGTTGATATAAGAATCTCTATCATCTGGTTTTCTCCATCCAAAACTTGTTTTTAATAACTTATTTGTCATATATCCCAAATAATAAAGTTTCTGTTTCTTTGTAACACAATGAGGAAACAAATCTTTATTTAATACATTCTCCGTAAATTTTTTCTTTTTCAAAATACCTGTTTCTTTATCCATATTCATCGGTGTGTACATTGCTTGTCCAATAATATAATCCAATGCATCTTCCTGTGTAATATATTCATTTGCTTCGATAATACATGCTTTCAATCCAAAAAGCATTTTTTTGATATTTTTATCATCCAAATTCAATAATATAATATTACAAATTTCTTTATCAGACATAATACCCAGTGCCTTAAATACAATAAATAATGGGACCGGTTTTTTAATTCTTGGTATTAGCAAATATATTGGGTGACCAAAACCATTGTCTCTTGCCAGTATAACCATGTTGATTTGTTTTGGCGAAATGCATTTAAAATCTGGAATAGATTTTACTTCAGCTTTCCACGCCCATTTATTATTTACCTTTTTAACATTAAAACACATAATTCTATTTTCGGCAGCCCTTTCTTGACCAATAACCGTTTTTTCACTCCCATTAATAATAAAATATCCCCCAGGATCATATTTACATTCTCCAGTGATATCTTGATTCAAATGACTATTTTGTTTCAAAACACAAATACATGATTTCAACATAATAGGTAGTTTTCCAATATGAACATGTGGGATTTTCTTATATATTGTCTCGAAAGATGACAAATTTTCACCATATCGATTCAGAATTTTAATATTCAAATCCAACGTCATCGCCGATGCATATGTGAAATTCCTCAAACGCGCCTCATGTGGATACATTATCTTTGTTGCACCGTTGTTTTCATGAATTTGTGGTCTATAAATCTGGAAATTCTCAAATGATATTATCATTTCCAATCTGTATTTCTTTGATACTTCGTCAAAATCCTGTTCCGAATGTACTGTAACAGGGTTAAACATTTCTATTGTTTTTTGTAGTTGATGCGTAATGAAATTATTATATGATTCCAATTGGTGTCTTACCAACCTTTCCAAATATTTACCTTTAAAATAAGATTGAATAATTTTCCAACATTTTTCGGTGTCCATTTTTTTTTATTATAATTTATTTATTTAAATTGTTTTTCTTTTCAATTTTTTATAATTTTTTATATATATATATGAATAAAATTTCAAACATTGATATGTCAAATAATAAAATATTTATTAAAAATAACCCTCTACTTTTTTCTAATAGAAAAAAGTTTTTTAAATATCCAAAAATATTGTATTTAGAAGATAATAAAAAAAACATAAAAAGTAATCATGATTTTAATATAATAATGAAAGAATTATTAGATAAAATACAAAGTGAAAGAGACAGGATTGAATATACATATTTAACTCCTAATCACAATTCTAAATTGATAATTGACGATTATTTATACAAAGTTAACAATAGATTTGACTTTTTTTATAATAAAGTATATACTAATAATCCATTTGTTTTAAACAAAGTAAACAACTTCTCTAATTTATCAGGATATCAATCTAAAACAACACAACCAAAATTTAATTTTGATACCGATTTTCGTTATAAACCTAAAATGGTTCAAATACCACGACCATTTGTACCCGAAATTAAAAAAGTAGAAATTAAGACAACCGTCCAAACTATAAAAGATCTCTTACAATTGATAAAAGACTATCCCATGAAGATTGATACACAATATAACATTAATATGCAAGCTATTCATAATATTAAGGAACCTTTGACACAACTAGATAATATGATTGGAATGAATGGTCTCAAATCATCCATATTAGACCAAATATT